AGCGTGATTAAACGACGCAACGTTTATAAGGTCCAACTTTTATAAGTTGGTCTCTCTGAAAGAGTGCCATCTGCACAAGATATTGCGAAGCAAATCAAATGCTTGCGTAATGTGAATGGACACTAATAAGTGGGGTATATGTATACTACGCCAAGGAGCCAACGAAAGCAGACGTACATGAAACAAGCAAACAAACAGCAGCAAGACAAATACACAGGCGGTATTGTACCAGTTGATGACATCAACAAGGAAGCCAAAACCCTCAGAGAAATACACGGTAAGATAACAGATGCACAGGCTGATCTGGTGCATGCAATCTTGCATGATGGTTGCAACCCGACAACCGCTGCTGAACGGTTGGGTAGGAATAAGGCATGGGCGTATAATACGCTGAACAAACAACATGTTATCGAATACAGACAACAGATAGCTATGCAGACATTGGGATGGGACGCCACACAAGCGATGGCGACTATGAGATCACTGCTTACAGATAAGAGTTCGTACGTAAGGCTTGAAGCTGCCAAGGATATGTTAGATCGATCAGGTTTTAAGGTAGATGGGCCTAGCGTTCCCTCTACTGCGGTACAGATTAATTTCAATGTTTAATAGGGGTCCCATGTCCGTAAAGCTCCTGTGAGAGAAGGGCTTAGAAATACGGCGATGGACTCCATAAAGGGTAAACCACACACACGACAGACTAAAAAGAAGCAAACCCAAATTATATTTTTTTTCTCAGGAGTGATTTATGGGATCGGCACCAAAGAAGATATCAAGAGCTGTCAAGAAGACTGGCAAAAAGGTATCAAGTTTTGTTGACAAGAAGCTTGTTGAGCCAACAGAAAAGCTAGTCAAAAAGGTTGGTACTGAAGTATCTGATACCTTAATGGGTACTGATAAGACTGATCGTAGAGCTAACGACAAGCCCACTGTTTCAAAAGCTCCGAAGGTTAGTGAAGTTGAGCCTGAGAAGTCTCCTACTCTAACATATGCTCAAGGTGGTTTATCTAAGGCTGAACAGCGCAAGTTAATGGAAAAGAACAAGGCGTTTAAGCAGACAAAGATATGAACCTTGATTACAAACCCCCCGGTCCTGTTGCCAGGGAATTTATGAAGGATGAGTCTTTTGTCCGTGGTATCCGTGGCCCTGTTGGATCTGGCAAGTCTGTTACTTGCTGCATGGAGATTATGCGTAAGGCAACTATGCAGAAGCCAAATGATCAGGGTGTACGCAGAACCAGATGGGCAGTTATTCGTAATACCAACCCACAGTTAAAAACCACAACAATCAAGACATGGCGAGACTGGTTTAGTGATGAGCTTGGTCGGTTTCACTGGTCGCCTCCTTATACACATCATGTACGGTTTGCGCTGCCTGACAATTCTGTTGTCGAGGTTGAGGTTATCTTTTTGGCTTTGGATCGTCAGGAAGATGTAAAGAAGCTGTTGTCTTTAGAGTTGACTGGTGTCTGGATTAATGAGGCTAGGGAAATCAGCAAGTCCATTGTTGATGCTTGTACTATGCGTGTTGGTCGTTTCCCATCGATGAGGGATGGTGGTCCTTCTTGGTATGGTGTGATTATGGATACGAACGCACCAGACGAAGTGCATTGGTGGGGTATTATGGCTGGTGAAGTTCCCACCCCTGAGTATCTGACATCTGATGAACGCATGTTGATGGTTAAGCCTGATGACTGGAAGTTCTTCAAGCAAGCTGGTGCTATGTTTGAGAAGAAGGATGAGCAGGGCAATCTGACTGGTTATGATCCTAACATGTCATCTGAGAACAGAGATAACCTACAGCCTGATTATTATAACAAGATTATCTTGGGCAAAGGCCCACAATGGGTTCGTGTTTATGTTTTGAATGAGTATCAGGCATTGATGGATGGCAAGCCTGTTTACCCGACATTCAGAAAGGACACCCATGTAGCCAGAGATCCAATAGAGCCATCAGATCAGTTTGATGTAATTGTCGGTATTGATTTTGGTAGATCTCCTAGTGCTGTGTTTTGCCAGCAGCTACATTCCGGTAGGTGGACTATCTTCCATGAGGTTGTCATGCAGGATATGGGTGCTGCTCGTTTTGCTGATAGTTTAAAGCGTGAGATAGCCAAGAATAGCTGGGAAAAGCTGACAATGAAGTTTGTTGGTGATCCGGCTGGTAATCAGATGGCACAGACATCAGAGCATACTCCTTTTATGATCTTGAGAGCTGCCGGCATTATGGCTTATCCGGCATCAAGCAATGATATATTTGTTCGCACTGAAGCTGTTGAAGGCGGTTTGAACAGAATGGTTGATGGCAACCCTGCCGTATTGGTTAGCCCCACATGTACTAATCTTATATCTGGCTTTGAAGGTGGTTATCAGTTCAAGCGTCAGTTCTATATGGGTACAGAGAAATACGAGGAAAAGCCTAACAAGAACAGGTTTTCCCATGTGCATGATGCGTTGCAGTACGCTTTCTTAGGAGGCGGCGAGGGACGCCGTGTTTTCTTTGGCAACCAGAAAGCCACCCGCCCCACCACTGTGGAGAGGGCTAGTAACCCTTTTCAACGCATGAAGGCGAGAAACCGTAACCGTAACGGTGTCAGAGCGTTATGAACTGGATCATTTGTTTCTGTAAGAGTGATAATCGTGGTCCTTGGAGGTTTTTTACGTCCCATAGACCTGATTATTCGCACGTATTTGCTGTCAGGTATGACATTTACACTAAAACATGGATCAGATTGGACTTTGCGTCCGAAAAATTTCACTGCGATGTAGTTAAAGACGAAGATGCTACTGAGTTGGTGGCTGCGCTTAAGGAATACTGCACCTGTCTTGAGTATGAAGCACAAGAAAACCTTACCTACACCCCTGTTGGCTTTTATTGCGTGAGTTTCATCAAGCATTTGCTTGGCATACGGCGATTTTGGCTCGTAACGCCATATCAATTGCATTGTGAATTGTTGAAACGTGGCGCAACCCCCATTTTTGAGCGTGAAATTGAGGAGACTGAGTATGGGCAATCTATTCAAAGCACCCAAGCCGCCTAAAGAAAGCCAAGAAAGCATTGATGCTAGAAACGCTGAAAAGGCACGGCTTGATAAAGAGCAATCTGATTTAGCTGCAATTGGCGCTGATCAGGACAGAAAACGTAAAGCAAATCTTTATGGCATGGGTTCTTTGCAGGATGACGAGCTAGGTGGCTACACAGGCTTCAAAAAGAAGAAAATGGGTTCAGCGATAACAGGTGCTTAAATGAGAGACGAATCTGGCGGTGATGCAAGCCCAGCTGTATCAGGCAAACCTAGCGGTAATGATGCGGATTTTAAAAAGGTTATGGATCGGTATAAGAAGGCCAAGGGTAGATGGTCTTCATGGTCTGACATATGGGAGGAAATATACGATTATGTATTGCCTCACAGAGAGTCATTCTTTCAGGAGTCACCAGCCGCTAGGCGTACCGAAAATATCTATGATGAGACTGCCGTAACAGGACTGCCTAAGTTTGCGTCAAGATTACAGCTTGGTTTCTTTCCTCCTAATGGTCGTGCTTTTAAACTAGCCCCCGGCCCCGACTTTCCCAAAGAAGCAATCACGAAGCAGTTGATTGAAGAACTGGATGAAATAACCGAATTGATACACGAAGGATTGCGTAACTCTAATTTCAATGCAGAGTTTCACGAAGGCCTTCAGGATCTTGGCATAGGCACAATGAACATGCTCGTTGAGAGTGGTAGATTTGTTGGCGATCTGCATTTCACTGCTGTTCCTCCCACAAGTGTTGCAGTGCTGCCGGGGCATATGGACATGGTTTCCAACTGGTTCCGTTGGAATGATACATGTGACATTACTGAAGTTAAGCATATGTACCCCTATGCCAAGTACACACAGCAAATGGCAGACATACAAAAGCGTGATCCAAGACGTAAAACAAAGATCATCGAAGCCACAATGTATGACAGTGATGACAGGTTTAAGGATGAGTACACTTACTATCTGATATCAGAGACAGACAAAGCTGTTCTGCATACATCTAAGATGGTTGGTCGTGGTTCTGTTCCGTGGATTACAACACGCTGGTCTAAGTCTGGTTATGAGGTATGGGGTCGTGGTCCGATACTCCAAGCCATGCCAGCAATTAAGACATTGAACCTGACAGTGCAGCTTATTCTTGAAAACGCTGAAATGGCGATAGCTGGATCATATGTCTATGATGATGATGGTGTATTTAATCCTGACAACGTAACCATACAGCCAGGGACATTTATTCCAAGAAGCCCCGGCTCGACAATAGACACTCTTCAGTCACCAGCACGTTTTGATGTCGGACAGTTAATTCTGGAAGACATGCGTAGAAACGTGAGAAAGGCATTGTTCATTGATGAGCTTGATACTCGCCCGAATGCTAAGACACCATTATCCGCAACCGAAGTCTCGGAAAGGCTTGCCGATGTTGCTAGAGACATGGGTGCTGTGGCTGGCAGGATGCAGAAGGAATTCCTGCAACCCCTTGTCGAGCGTGTTATCCATATTTATACGCAGCAGGGTTTGCTCGAACTGCCCAAGGTTGATGGGCGGGAGTTAAAGGTTATTGCTGTATCTCCTCTTTTAAGAGCGCAAGACCAGCAAGACGTATCAGACTTTATGCGTTTCCAGCAATCAATAGCACAGACATTTGGTCCTGAGTTTGGCCCTGCCCTTTATCAGCAAGAAGCTACAATCAAGTTCTTGGCTGAAAAGTTTGGCATTGATATGGCGTTGATAGCTGACAATGAGCAGGTTGCTAAGAATATCTCAAACATGATGAGCCTTATGCAGCAGCAACAAGGCGGCGGTATGTAATGGCAAAGGAGCAACTGAATGTTTCGTTCGATGGTCGAGGATATACTCGTGAGGTTGAAGCTGACCTTAATTCTAAGGCCTATGCTTTGTTTGGTTCAGGGGTTGGAAAAGCTTTCCTACAGTATCTTGAGGGTATCACAACGAACAATGTCCACCCTGCAGGAACTAATATCGAAACACTAGCTCATGCCGAAGGTTCTAGGTGGCTGATGGCTGTTATTAAAAAACGTACAGAGATGGGGAGAAAGCAAGGTGAGTAAACCTACAAATCCTACGTTATATGCAAGAGCAAAGGCCATTGTTAAAGGCCGTGTGAAGAAATGGCCTAGTGCTTATGCTTCAGGCCAGTTGGTTCGTCAGTATAAAAAGATGGGCGGCAAGTATAAGTCATGAGCCTCAAGAAGTGGTTTGGTGAAAACTGGGTAGATATATCCACTACTAAAGATGGCAAGCACCCTAAATGTGGACGCAAGATGGGTGATGGTCGCTCATACCCAAAATGCGTTCCGGCATCAAAAGCTGCTGGAATGAGCAAGTCTGAAAAGAAAACAGCAACCAATCGAAAACGTCGCACTAATCCGTCAGGTGGTGGTAAGAAGCCGACATATGCGAGGACTTAGGTATGAGTGAGGCATGGACAAGAAGCGAGGGCAAGAATCCCGAAGGTGGGTTGAACGCCGCAGGCAGAGCATCCTACACAAAAGGAAACCTCAAGCCGCCAGTGTCAGCAAAAGCAGCAAAGAAAAGCCCGAAGAAAGCAGCAAGACGTAAGTCATTCTGTAAGCGCATGATGGGTATGAAGAAGAAGCTTACATCTGCAAAAACGGCTAATGACCCTAACAGCCGTATCAACAAAGCACTAAGAAAGTGGGATTGTTAAATGAGTGAAGATCTACAAGAGAGCGTTGACGAAGGCCAGATTGACGAGGTTCAGGTTCAGCCAGAGCAGGAGCAACCTCAACAGGACATGGCAGCAAGACCTGATTGGCTTCCTGAGAAATTCAAAACTGAACAGGATTTTGCAACAAGCTATGCAAATCTTGAAAAACGTCTGCATGAAAGATCAGATAATTTCAAACAGGAAATTATGAATGAACTAGCAGAAGAAACTGCTGGTGATGTACCGCCAAGTCCAGCCGACTATCAATTGGCTTTAGTTGATGAGGATGGTGAAGAAGTACAGATTGATGCAGATGACGGTATGCTAAACTGGTTTCAGCATACGGCACATGATCTAGGTCTTAATCAGGAACAGTTTAATACGATTGTTGCTGAATTTACCCAGCAAAACCAAATGACAGGGCCGGACTGGAACGAGGAGTCTCAACATTTAGGTGAGCATGCAGAAAGGCGTCTTGAGCGTGTTGATGCTTGGATAGGCGGTAACATGTCTGAATCTGCCTATGAAGTGTTTGCGGATATACCAGCATCAGCCGGAATGGTTCAGTTTTTTGAAGAACTAATGGAAGTGTCTGGTCAGCCTAGATTCAACATGACATCACAAAGCACATTCCAAGAAGCTGTAACTCAGGATGATTTAAAATCAGCAATGAATGATCCTAAATACTGGAAAGATAAAGATCCTGCACATATTGCCAAAGTACAGGCAATGTCTCGTCAGGTTGCTTTGAAAAAGCATGGCGCACTTGAAATAACACAAATGTAGCAATGTGAATTAACAAACCAAAAATAATCTGTGAGGGTTGGCCTACTAGAAGGCCCGAAAGCTGACATAGCAGCCCTCACGGATAACTGCATATACATGTGAGTAGACGGAACAACCGGAAAGTATGTGAAAACACTTTTTGAGGAGTAAACTAATGGCTGTTTCAAGCATTAGCACTTCCTTTATCGAGGAGTTTGAATCCGGCGTTCACATGGCTTATCAGCGCATGGGGTCCAAGCTTCGGAACACTATTCGTAATCGCAATGGCGTTAAGAATAAAACTACGTTCCAGAAGATCGGCAAAGGTTTTGCGACAACAAAGGCGAGGCATGGTGCAATCGCACCCATGAACCTCAGTCATACTAATGTAAATGTTACATTAGAGGATTATTTTGCAGGCGAATGGATCGATGACCTCGACCAGCTTCGCATTAACCATGATGAGATGTTGGTTGCACAACAGTCCGGTGCATACGCACTAGGCCGTAAAACTGACGACCTTATCAAGGCTGCAATGACAACTACCAGTTCAACACATAATGAAACAAGCAACGGTATTACCCTAGCTTGGGCATTGGGTTTGATGGAGCTTTTTGGAAACAATGAAGTTCCTGATGATGGCAAACGTTTTGTTGCTGTTGGTTGGGAAAATTGGTCACAGCTTCTGGATTTGGATGAGTTCTCTCGTTCAGAATACATTGGCGCAGATCAATTGCCATTCCCACAGGGCGTTACTGCAAAGCAGTGGCTTGGCTTTACATGGTTCCCACATTCAGGTCTGGACGAAGCCGGATCTGGAAATGTTGATCGTGTTTGCTTTGCTTATCATAGCGATGCGGTAGCACATGCTATTGGTGCAGATGTTTCTTCAAACATGCAGTACCACAACGATAAAGACAGTTATTTCGTGCTGAATAAGATGCAGATGAATTCTGTGCTTATTGACGCCGAAGGTGTCTTTAAAATGCAACTGAAGAAATAGGAGGTAAATATGGCGTTCGTACAAGCAAATTTGTCTCTTGTTGCTTATAGCGGCAATGGATTCCACATCTGGCATTACACATCTACTGATGCCAAGGCTGCCATTGATTCGGCTGGGTATTTTAATGCCATGGCTAATGAGATGAATATTGGCGATGTGATTCATGCAAATACCTCAACAGGTGGCACACCTGAGTATGGTATTTTCTGCGTTAATGCTAATAGCGGAACCGTAGTTGACGTAGCTGATATGGTCAGCTTGTCAGGTACAGATACCGACTAATGGCGAAAGCACCATCAATAAAGAAGGCGGCAGCGAAAGCTGCCCCTTCGACCACTCGCAAAACCAGAAGCGGTATGATCCGTACTCTTGGTTCAAAAGCAACTCTTGGTAAGAGGGCTACATAATGCCTACAGCAAGTGACGGTAAAGAGTTCCCTTATACTAAAGAGGGAATTAAGGCTCATCAGGAATATGAAGCCAACTTGAAAAAGAAAAAGAAAAAGATGGGGGTTCCTAAAAGCAAACCTC